ATCAATAGGTGCAACTATTTTGCGAACGCAATTGTTAAGGGGAAGGTAGAACGGACACTTAATTACGAGCCGAGAGGCGTGGCCCTTGCAGCTTATTGTTTACCACGAAGGGCAGACCCCGTAATAGTGAGGCCGTACTAATGGACCCTATAACCGTAAGTGCTTGCATAGCAGGCGCAACCAGAGCCTACAACCTTGTAGCTAAGTGCGTTAACGCAGGTCGTGAGATAGAGGACACGGCTCAGTATATAGGTAAATTCTTTGATTCTAAGGAAAAAATCTTAGAGATAGAAAAAGAAAACCAGTACGGCCCTAAGTTCCTGCGAGGCTCGTCGGTAGAAGCCCAAGCCTTAGAAATACAGATGGCAAAGCATAAAACGCAGCAGATGGAAAAGAACCTGCGAGAAGTCATCGTACTGCATGGCCCCGGCGAAGCGTTTTACAACGAAATGATGAAGACACGACGCACTATACGCGCCCAACGCCTAGCTGCTGCTGAAGCACGGGCTAAAAAGAAACGGCTAATGATCGACGGTGCTCTTCTTCTCCTGATGACCGGAGCGACGGTAGGCATACTTTTCTGGATGGTAAGTCTAGTCACAAACTAACGGGTAACACTATGCCACGCACAATAGCGAAAAAACCGGCAGCAGCGAAGAGGAAAGCCGCAGTGCCCGATACTACTCCTAAGCGGCTGGACCGTATTGAAGAAAAGCTAGAGGAATCCCGTCTTGATCTAGCGCGCGTGGACGAGAAAATTACTACGATATTTAACAGGCAAGGCAGCATAGAGACTGACGTTAAATCGCTTACTGAGAAGATAGGTAACGGTTTTGTGGAAAAGATTTTTTGGGTTGTGCTTGCTTCGGCTGTAGGCTTCTTAGCCGCCCAAATAGGTGCTGTATGAAACTTGACCCCGTACTGCTGAACATGGCCTGCTCGTGGTCCATGAAGGCATATAACGACAAGAACAAAGATGCGATCAAGGTCGAGTCCGCCCTGACCTCGACTACAGCCTACGTAGTTAAGCGCAAGACCATCGACATTATAGTGTTCCGTGGTACGCAACAAATGGGCGACTGGGCGTTTAACCTTTTCCCTATACCAGTGCCTTATGCCGGTCGGCTTTGCCACGGTGGGTTTGTCGCTGCTCACGCCTCAGTATGGGACGAAATCGAAGAGCATATAGACTACAGTAAGCGTACGCTAATCTGTGGACACAGCCTTGGTGGGGCACTAGCAGAACTGACAGCAGCCAAGCTAAACGGAAAGCACGACAACCTGAGCCTGATTACGTTCGGCAAGCCCAATACGTTCTTCAAAGGCTTTAAGCGTCGTATGAAGCTAGACGACCAGATTTCAGTAGTTAACGGCAGTGACTCAGTGCCGCGCGTACCGCGCCTGTGCTACGGCCCAAGTAAGTCACAAAACATGCTGTACTTCTCCAACGGCGGCGTAGACTATATTAACCCCAGTAAGTACCTACGCAGGAAAGACAGGGGTATAAAGGATAGAGTCTCAGACCACTTTATGGACGGATACAAAGACAGACTAACGCAATTCCTAGAGGATCAGAAAAATGGTAAGACTGGCGTTGATATTTAGTGTAGCCCTGCTTATGGCGTCGTGCGCCTCTGTAGAGCAAGTTATCCAAAGCAAAGAAATTTACTGTTCTGGTATGTATAAAGGCATCCGAGCAGTAGGGCGTGGCGCGCTTACAATGACTACAGGTGCTGTAGTAGAAGATGTTTGTGACACGATAGATGACATCGTAGCTGAAGAAGAAGTCGAGGAAAACGCCGCTGACGGCGTAATCAAAAGTGCTGACTAATCTGTACGACTTTGCACAACTGCTACTATTGTTGAAACAGCTATGACCGAAAGACTACTTGAAATGCTCAAGCGCCATGAAGGCGTACGGTCTACGGTGTATTTGTGTTCTGCGGGCTACGAAACCATTGGTGTGGGGCGAAATATCTCCAGTTCCGGTATGGGTCTGTCCGATGATGAAGTCAATTACCTGCTAGAAAACGACATCGAGCGTGTAATCAAAGAGCTAAGTACTGAATATCCTTGGTTTAATAGCCTTGATGATGTACGAAAAGATGCTATGATTGACATTAGCTTTAACCTTGGTGCCACTAGACTTCGTGGTTTCAAGCGCGCATTGGCTGCTATGGAAGCAGCCGACTACAAATTGGCCGCTAAAGAGTTCTTAGATTCCAAGTGGAGTCGGGACGTAAAAGGCCGTAGCCATGAACTCGCAAGCATGATCGAGACTGGCGAATACCTATGAGGTTTGTAAATGCCGCTTCAGAAACTACAGTTCAAGCCCGGAGTTGACCGCGAGAATACTCGCTATGCAGCCGAAGGCGGTTGGTATGAGACCAACAAAGTGCGCTTCAGACGGGGTATGCCTCAGAAGATCGGTGGGTGGGTGCGCCTGTCCAATGAGTCTTTTCTTGGCATCTGCCGGTCTATGCTCAACTGGGTTACTCTCCAAGGCCAAAACCTCGTTTCTGTAGGCACTAACCTCAAGTACTATTTAGAGCGCGGTGGAGCATACTATGACATCACGCCTATTCGGTCTACAGTATCTCTGACAGACCCCTTTGAGACTACCTCCGGCTCTGCCGTTGTTACGGTTACTGACCTTGCCCACGGTGCTTTGGAAGGCGACTTTGTGACGTTTAGCGGGGGGTCTGCGGTCGGTGGTCTTACCCTAAACAACGAGTACCAGATCAGCCTGATCGACGAAGATTCCTACACTATTACTGCCGAGACTACGGCTTCTTCTACCGCTACAGGTGGGGGTTCTGTTACTGCGGCCTACCAAGTCAACACAGGTAACGAGATTGCTGTGCCCTTTACTGGCTGGTCTGCGGGTACTTGGGGTGCAGGCACGTGGGGTTTTGGCGGTACTACTGATGCGCCTATTCGGCTCTGGAGCCAGTCTAACTTTGGCGAGGACTTGTTTTTTACCTACAGAGGTGGCGAACCTTTCTATTGGGACGCTAGCAACGGGGTTACTACTCGTGCTGTGTATGTGTCTTCGCTGTCCGGTGCGTCAGACGTTCCTGTCATAGTTAACAAGGCGTTTGTGTCGGACATCTTCCGTTTTGCGTTTTGCTTTGGTGCGAACGATCTGGGTACTAGCGTGCTTGACCCTATGCTTATCCGCTGGTCTGACCAAGAAGACGTAGCTAACTGGACGCCAGAGGCTACTAACCAAGCAGGTAGTCTGCGGTTGTCACGGGGCAGTGAGATCATTACCGCCATCCAAGCCCGTCAAGAGATTCTGGTCTGGACTGATACAGCCCTGTACGGTATGCAGTACTTAGGCGCTCCAGAGGTTTGGGGTGCGCAGCTTCTTGGCGACAACATCACCATAGCCAGTACTAACGCAGCGGTATACTCAGGCAACATTGCGTATTGGATGGGTACGGATAAGTTCTATATGTACGATGGTACGGTTAAGACCCTACCCTGCTCTGTTCGTAGCTATGTGTTTAACGACTTCAACTTCTCTCAGTACGCCCAAGTTGTTGCCGGTACTAACGAGCGGTTCGATGAGATTTGGTGGTTCTACTGCTCTGCCGAGTCTACTCAGAACGACCGCTACGTGGTCTATAACTACCTGCAAGACATCTGGTACTACGGCACTCTATCGCGCAGTGCTTGGATCGACGCTGACCTACGGGAAAACCCCATGGCGGCTACGTACAGCAACAACTTGGTCAACCACGAGATTGGCTACGATTGCCAAGAAGGTGTTAGCCCCAATCCGATTACAGCTACGCTAGTGTCCTCTGAATTTGATTTGGACGACGGCGATAAGTTTATGTTTGTTAAGAGAATGTTACCGGACGTAACGTTTGATGGTTCTACGGCTGACAATCCCGCTGCTACTATGACGCTATCTCCTCTGGAGAACTCCGGTTCTGGGTACAACAACCCCCTATCAGAAGGCGGTAACAGCAGCGCTACGGTAACTCGTTCGGCCACGGTGCCTGTTGAGCAGTTTACAGGGCAGGTCTTTGTGCGGGTACGTGGTAGGCAGATGGCGTTTAAGATCGAGTCTACTGAGCTGGGTGTGGCTTGGAAGCTAGGTATACCACGACTGGATATGCGGCCTGACGGCAGGAGAGGCTAGTGGCTGAGAGACTAGTACAAAAGGTACAGCCACCTGCGCTACCAATACCCAAGGCTAGTCCACTCAAGCAGTATCTGGACGACCTGAACAACATCCTGCG